ATTACATCAGTAATGATTAAAGTATTAGTAAGATATTCAGAAGTTATTATCTTAGTGTTATTAATAGATGTATCTATACCATATGCATATTCACACTGAATATATTTTGTATTAGTAGGTAAATTAGTTTGTGTTGCATAACTAATTTTTATGTTATACTTATATACGCCTGGCGATACTATTTCTACAGCTCTATCATCACTATATACACTAGTTACAAGAGGAACTTGTAAGTTAGTAAACGTATCACGTAATTTTTCTGGTGGAAGAGTTATATTAGTTTGAAAGACTATAGGATCAGTAAAATTCTTATAACCTTCAAATATATTATAACTACTGGTAACACCATAGTCTACTAATGAAAGTCTTGCAGTTTTATTTGCTGTAGGTTCAATACTTAAAACAATTAAATCTTGGCTTTCTTGATTTAATTGCCCAAACATAAATAAATCACCAGTATTAATTAAATTGCTAGCTATAGTAACAGGTGATTGTAGTATCAAATACTTATAGTCAGATTGGGTTAACTTTATAGTTCCTGTTGCTGCATTAAAACCATTAGTACCAGTAGTTGTAACTGTATAACTAATTGTTTTTGTTTGTCTATTAATACTTACTATTTTATTTGTAACATTAATACCAGTATCTGTACTTTCAATAGTTATTGGATTATATTCATCAAAAGGCACAGTACCATATGTGTTTCCTAACGTAATTGATATTGTATTACCTGTTCTAGTATACCCTGAAAAAGTAAATTGAGTACCGGCCTGACTTGTAGTACTTTGTCCTGTTTTTGATCTTATACGAATAGTATATTGACTTGTATTACTTAGGGGAACAGTTTCGTCTAGTTCAATAATATTTATATTATTACTAGTATCAACATATACTTCTTTTATTCTGCCACTACCTAGGCCCCAAGCAGGAACATCGTGTGTTACCTTTACACGATCTCCTCGATTACATGCTAAGTATTCTATATCTGCATTTAAAGTATATAATTCTCTACGTAGTTTTAGCTGAGCAAAATGCCACTTACCATGATCAACTACTAAGCCTTTATTAGTTACACCGGGTAGACTAATAGTTTCAAATAGTTGTGCATTATTAATGTTTTTTCCTAGATTATATACTATTGTTTCTACTTGTTGATAGTTTTGTTGTTCGTCATAAAATGTTATTTTTAAACCGTCTGGTTCTTTAGGCAGGGCTCTAGTTCCCTCAAACCCCCAACTATTATGAGGACTAAAATGTTGAACAATTGTTGATTTAGGTTCATCTATTACAACTGTCCATTTACCATCTATCATTGCAGGACTTGCTCTGCCGGCTGCACAAATATCTCGTAATACTTCTAGTATACTTCTTTGCTCAGCAATTACTCCATTATATTCATACTTATACGTTGCACCAGTGTAGCTACTTATATTATAGTCAAAATACGCAATTTCTCGTTGAGTATCACAATATGTATACCAATATTGTAATTGTTGTATATTAATTTTTTCACTAATTTCACTGTCTAGTATTCGCTGAGGATTTGCTGGGTGCGTAAGTACATGAAAAAATAGTGCTGCAGGATTACTTGTAGTTAACGTATAGTCTGAGCCAGGAGTAGCACTAATAGGTCTACATTTACTTTGCACAATTGCATTTATACCTTCTAATTGGCCGTTTAGTTGGTCAGATGCTTGTACTATATAAACACTTCTTGCTAGATTAGTATTAGGTGGAATTTTTATAGGATTTCTATTACTTGTATAGGTAACATTTAATAATACTACATCATGATAGTATCTGTAGCTAGGATCATCCTCTGTATTATCACCAGTTAATCTACGGGCTTGTACTTGTATTAAACCTTCTGTACTAAAAGTTTTAGTTCTAACAATAGTATAAGCATCTTTTTTTATACCTGTAATATCAAAAGTTTCCCAGTCTTGCCATGGACCATTATTAAACTTATACTGAGTTTGTATACGTACAAGAGCCTCCTCAGAGTTTCCTGCTCCACTACCTTTAACAATAACTTTACGCATACCTTGTGGCATATGAAAAGCTACAGAAACATCTATAGCAGTACTAGTGGAACCTGGAGGATTATAATAAATACCGGGTGAAGCTATTGGCGTATTAGTAGGACCATAAATATCAACACTATATAGAGCATCAGCCTGTTCATAAGTTACTGATTCTACTATAGCAGTTTGAAATCCAGGACTGCCATCACAAACCATAGTAACTGGATTCCACTGAGGCTGGTCTACATCTCTAGAGTATAGCTGATTAAATTTAAGAATATCTGCTGCTGAATCATTATATCCGCTAAGTGTTACACTATCTTTTATTACATAATCTGCTATATCTGTTTCACCTATTTTAAAATTACTAAAACTAAGTGGTCCAAATCCCCAGGCTAATGCTGTTGTTAAGTAGGAAATGCGCTCTTCTGGGTAAGTAATATAATTTTGAGCAGCAAGTGGCGGAGTCATTCGCACTTTTCCAAGTACTACGGGTATAGCTCCGTATGGATTTGGACTATTAGCACCTCCTTGGACCATTGATTGACTCTCACTGCTGAGAGGATCTTTTGGTTCTGGTGGAGGTCTAACGGGAAATATAGCATTTGCTGCAAAACTTGCCGCGGTAGCTGCTGCAACTTGAAAAGCAGCCTTTCCAGCAGCACTCCAACCGGCTTGTGCTGCAGCATATTGTGCTGCAAAAATTACTACTGCAAGTACTAATACTAATCTACCAAGGTCTTCGTCACCAGGTACTTGACGATATGCAACAACATCTGCATGTTGTACAGTTACTTTTTCCCATACCTCTTCAGCAATTATAGTATCATTTAATAAAATAATAAAACTACTGGGTTTTAACCCTGTTTTTTCTGTTAGTTTATTAACAACTTCAATTAATGGTGTATTATTATTTTTAATTTCAAAAACAATTGTTTTTGTTTCTAAGGCTAGTGGTAGTTCTTCAAGTTTAGCTTTAGTAGCCTCTACATATTTAAAGAATCCAATTAATCTACTAGCCCATCTTGTACCTTGTATACTTCCCATAGCAACATCATATCCACTACGAGAATGTATAAATTCTGTGGACGATACCATTACTGCAACGTGTGTAGCCGTGCCTAGACTTCTAAATAAAGCTATACATCCGGGCTCTGGAACGTCAAGCTTTTGCCAACCTTCTTTATACTGACTAATTAATTCTTCAATTCTTTTAGAATCTTGGTGAACATATTCATCGGCAAAACTAGGTAGTTCAATACCATACTGTTCCATATACACAAGACGTACTAGTCCCCAACAATCGACGCCGGTATAGTCCCGCCCTTTAGTTTTAAATGGTATACCTATATATTTATTTGACCACATTAGAATAGTCCTGGAAAATATGCTGGTGTAAAAGAATACTGCGGAAAAGGTTCCCGTTCATATCCAACCATTGACATTTCAATATTAACTCTATCTGCTGTATAAGAAAAATTAGTAATATAAAAACTACTAAAACTTGCTTCTACTACGTCAGGGGTAGATGAGACTATTAACTCTAGTTTAACTTTTGGTTGACCATCAATACTTCTTGCTACAGGCATTACATATCTAGTAACATCGTACAAAGTTATTGAGCATTTTGGAGCATTAGTATCTGATTCATCTGGCATTGTTACTTCCATAGGTAGGAATATGTAACTATTAGATCTACTAATTACTCCATATGTAACTTCATCAGCAGTTTCACTTATACGCTGAGTAAATCCGTCGCATAGTCTTAAAACTACTTGTGTAGGATTACTAGGATCATATATAGTTAATAGTAATATTAATTCTTTATCTGTTTCTTGTCCAAACATAGCCTGAAGTGCTGTTGGACTTAGTGCGCTTAATCTACTCATGGTAATATTTCAAAGGTAGTACTAATATTATAGTATCCTGGAGCTATATAGCTTGCTGTATAAAGCTCACCATCTCCTTGTGGAATCATACGAGCTTCTATTACTTGACCAGTACGTGGATGTGTAAAACCAAATCTAGCTGTACCACGTATATCATTAGTAACAAAATTTTCAAGCGTAGTAACCTGTGCACTAGTCATTATAAATGATAGTGTCATTTTTGATGGAAGTTTACCACGTCTACGTTGTTTAGCCGGCCCACTATCCATTGGAGTGCGAATTATTAATGCACCCCCAGTCTCCGTAAAGTTTTTTTGCGGAGACTGTGGTAGGGATACTGGCCATACATATGTATAGGCCATAAATTATCTCCTAATTAATTGAGGTGCTAGTCCAAAAGTACTTCTCAGACTTTTTTGAGACGAACTACCCGCAGTAGAAAGGTCTAGTGCAGCCGCCTCACCAATAACGACTTCTACTTTACGATTACCACGGCTATCTACAGTTTCTTTAGTTTCCGCACGTTCACCACTATAGTTATTGATAACAACTTGAGTTTTACCTTGTTGACCAATAACTCCTAGATTCCCGTTACCGTCTCTACGTAATGGCATAATAGCTTCAGGTCCTGCTTCGCCCATTAGGCCTGTTCCACGTGCAAATTTAAATAGTGTAGGTTGATTTATTACCGAATTAGTAAACATGCCGCCTTTGGCAAATTTTTCAATACCAAAACTATAAGCGCCGCCTTTAGCGTTTGTTATAGCAAATCCTTCTGCAGAGGCATAAGAACCTGCCATAGCAAGATCAGGCCCTCTGCCAAGTAAAGTCATAAGACCTGGCTTAATTAAGCTTGTATAAAGTTGTGAAGTTTGTGCTCTAAGTTCAAATCTTAATAAATCAGCAGTTAAACTTTTAAATAAGTCTTTACCAGCCCATTTACCGGTTTCTGCCCACTTAACTAAAGCATCTGCTAATCCATCAAAAGTATTCTTAAACATATTACCATAAGCTATTTGGCGCTCATTTAAACTACTGGTTAAGTATATGCCTTCTTTTTTAAGATTATTTACACGAGTAAGAGTTTGAGCTTCAATATTATACTGCTCATTAACTCTTT